ATGATCAGAAACTTGCACCATTCCCTTTCAAAAGATCTCCATTCTCTAAATGATCTCGCAAAGGAGGAACACATGAAGGCTTGGGTGCATGCGGTTGGTGTAGGTGGAAGATGCCTCAATGATGGTGTACCAGTCATGAAGGAGTTCTTCAAGCAGTTTCCTCTAGCCAAGGAGCCTGCTAAGAACTCCGACTTGGCTGTTGACCTCATGGAAAGCTGGAAGTACAAGTTCAACCGAACTGAAACTTTCCAGGATCTGACCCCAACCCCTGAATCCAGGTTTTCATTCTGGCTCGCCTTTGGTCTCACTCCTGATGATCAGGTCGCCCTGGAAAGTGGATTTTCTCCACTCAAGGTCAATCATAACCTTGAGCCTGGAGAAGAGGCTCCCAGCCTTCTCCACTTTTCTGGGGCATGATACCCTGACCAAGTATCACCTATGCTAACTCTTTTTCTTTGCATTCTTGTTGCTGCTCTCTCACTCTGTAATGGATGGCTCTTACTCAGACAGTCAAAGCACCAGCCAAGGTAGGACTGGTGTCACTCATGAGAGGAAGCGTGAGAAACGATCGGAGGGTTACGTTGATGTGGCTCGTACTGCTGTGCACAAGGAGGGGGATGTCAAGAAGGATATGGGACCCTCAGTTTCAATGACAATGGTAGCTGATAAGATGGAAGTGCATCAACACTTCAATTTTTGATGGCAACCATTGTCTATTTTGTGGGGCGCCAGGAATCTGATATTAATCCATTCTTCATCTGGTGCTTCATCCTCATTCTGTGCACACTTATCGGACTACTATCAACAGGCCCTCCTGAAAGTACTCACCACACTTTCATCGAGAACAGACAGAAAACCCAATTCATCACGATTGGGGGAACTTCTACCTCCACCACTACAGAGCAATCTTAATGGCAAGCAACAAGAAACTAACTAAACTAAACAATCAACGAGCGATGAATACTTACACTGCGATGGCAGGTAAAGCTGCCCTGGATCTGGTAGTTCCTATGGCCTTAGAGGTTGGCAAGAATCTTGCCAACAAGGCGGGTAAAGGAATTCTGTCCCGGACTCGGCAGTTAAACAAACCACGGAAGGAGGCTAACACAGGGATAATTCCACACATTTCTGGTGCTCCTACCGCAGTTGGTACTAGGTTCCAGGCAAGTAAGCCTCGGTTTAACACCCGGGGCCAAACTGTCACATTATCACACAGAGAGATGTTGACGTCTATTAACATGACGTCATCTCCCTCTGTTACCAATGAGCCTTTTATCAACCCATTCAACCCTTACATATTTCCCTGGTTAGCCACGATAGCTGGATCGTATGATCGATTCCAGATATCAAATCTAGTCTTGGAGTATGTACCCACATGTGCCACTACCCAAACAGGACAAATTATAATGGCCTGGGATCCACAAGCATCAGACGCAATTGTAGATTATCATGATCTATCCCTTATGCGGTCTGTATGCTTCTCTCCATGGTTACCAGCCACGCTTCCTGTGCCAGCATCAGTGGTAAAATACATGGGTGAACAAGTCAGTCTCGGCAGCGATGTCGCGAAGGACATGTACTCCCATGGATCATTTTATGTTGGAACGAATGGCGCTGACACCAACCTTGTGGGCACACTCTTCGTGTCCTATGTTGTTCACCTGCTAGATCCACAGCCTTCAACAGGGCTTTCTTCAGTGAACAACATAACTGCTCCTGGATCCGCTACCAACTTCACCGCCCTCACGGCTGTTGATGGCTTCAATGCCTTCACAGTTGGCACTGCGGGGCTGATGGTACCTATCGGGACGTGGAAGGTTGAGGTATACTATGTGGGCACTGGATTGGGCGCTGCAGCTACATTCACGTTGGGGTCTGGAGTTACATCCACCTCCACCATCACTGCCACAAACTCTGGAGGAACAACAAATGTGTCTTACACATTCCTCAAGTCTAATGGTGGTAACACTGCATCGTTCACATCCAAGATCAACTACACCACCGCAACCACTCTGCAACTACGCATCACTCGTGTTGATCCTAACTCTTTCATAGCAGCTTCTGTTGTAGTTTAGTGCCTAGCACGCAGGATACAGACCCCCGGCTTCAGACGGGTGCGTGACACTGATGAAAAGATATAGTTAGTAGGCCACTTGGCCATGCCAGCACCTGACACCTGCTGGTAGCACCTCTCTGCTAGGCTGGTAGAGAGCACTCACACTTTGGGACTACTGGACCCTGGGAAACAGGCTTAGACAGGTCAGCTGTGGTGGCTGGCCGCTGTGTCATACTCCCAAAGTGTGAGGGCTCTTATGAAACCCTAGCGTCCCGTCATGGCTCGGTAATCCACTTACCGGGGGGCCCAGAGACGGATCTCCTCTATAAAACTATAGGGAAACCTATAGTGCCCCACCTGCTGGT